GTTTCTCTTTATCTTTTGCTCTCCTCTCTCCCCTCTACTTGGTTAATTAGTTATTTGGAGGTTGGAGCTATGCGCCACTTTTACAGAGAGAAAAAATATATATGCGGGGACTATATGGATATACAAATATTCCCCGTTTATCCTACGGCGAGGAGCCGCGGGAGAAGAAAAAAACCGACGTCGGACGTCCAGGCGAAATTAAACGCCGAAAATGCTAAAAAAAAGCTCCTCCGACTCGTGCATACTAATTTTACCTGGAAAGACTACGAGCTAACGTTTACATACAAAGACAAGTATAGACCAGACGACGAGGAAACAGCTAAAAAGCATATACAGAATTTTTTCCGCAGAGCAAAGCGCCTATATAAGCGAAACGGGATAGACTTAAAATACATCTGGGTTATGGAGCGCGCCGAGCAGACAGGAAAAATACATTTTCACGCCTTTTTAAGTGGCGGCGTAGATAGAACCGCCATAGAGGAACTCTGGGGATTCGGATACGCAAACTCCCAGGCGTTAAAGTTTGACGAGAACGGCGTAGCGGGACTCGTTTATTACGACCTAAAGGACAAGCCGCTAACATATAGACGGTGGAGCTGTTCTAAAAACCTCAAAAAACCAGAGGAAAGACAGAACGACAGCCGCGTTACTTTCGCCCGGGCAAAAAAACTATACGACGAAGCGGAAAACGTAGCGGAGTTTATGAACACATATCCAGAATACACAAAGACGCTCGGCGACTATATCGTTTCCGACGTTTCGGCGCTACATAACGAATTTAACGGAGATTATTATTTTTCGATTCGGCTACGAAAGCGAGCCGCGAAAATTTTATAAATAAATTCAGCGAGAGGAGGTGTTTTGTATGGCATATATAAACCCGAAATGTTCTCCAGAGAGCCGAGAACAAATAACGCTTTTTGAGTGGGCGGCGCTTAACCTGGGGAAATATCCAGAGCTCGAATTACTCTATCACATTCCGAATGGCGGCAAGCGCGCAAAGACTACAGCTATTCGCTTAAAGTTGGAGGGCGTAAAACCTGGAGTCCCAGACTTAAAGTTACCCGTTCCGAGAGGAATATATAACGGACTTTACATAGAGCTAAAGGCGGGAAAGAATAAACCCACAAAGAACCAGGAGGAATGGTTAGACAATTTGAAAAAACAGGGATATTTTACCGCTGTTTGTTACGGGTGGGAATCCGCGTCCGAGGTATTGTTAAAATACCTCTCTTTACCGCGCGTAAATTTCTCCGCCTTGCTTAAAAATTGCGTATCAGCAGAGGAATATAAAAAATGCTTTATAGACGAGGAGGAATAATTTTGTTTAAGACTATAATTAAAAAATTCAAAGAGTGGTATAGACGGCGTTTTTGCAACGTCGCTATAGACTACTCGAACGGAACGGACTACACAGCCGAAACACATTACAGTATAGACAAACAAGGCAATATTAAAATTCAAAGCGTGAATTTAATAGCTCCACGCTCGACGTGTGAAAAATGCGGACTTTCTGGCGTCCTGTTTATGGAGTCCTCGGGACGATATAACGGCGGAAATATTTTCGCTCACAATTCGGGAAACGGAATACAGTATTTATGCAACAAATGTCATTTAGACGCTCATAGAATCGGGCGAAATAGATACGACGCCGATTTAGCGCGTAGCGTAGGACTCCTCGCCGCTCGCTCAAACGGAAAAAGCTCATTTTGGACGAGAGTTTTTGAAAAACGTTATTTACAGATTACGAATCCTCGCGTATGGCATTTAGCGCATTATGCTAAAAAGAGCAGAACCAGGAAAAAGAATATTTCTCGCTTGGAGAAAATACGGAGGCGAATTTATGAATAATTTTAACACTATTCCAGACATAGACAATCCAAAAAGCGACGTTCAAGCGGCATTATTAAAACTCCGCCTCGTTCTGGAGGAAAGCGTTTCGGCTCTGGCTGAAAAGCTCGCTCCGTTGTTGGCAGATATAAAGCGAATTATTTTAGAACTACAAGAGCGACTAAAAGCGTTTTTATACAGCTCGAAACAATACTCGAAAATTATACATCTGTCAAAACACGGAAAAACGGCAAGGATACGAAAGAAAAACATAGCCCGTTTAATACGGCTTTTTCTCCGTGAGAAATATAAACCAGGTTAAGGGAGGCGTTTTTAATGCTTAAAGATAAAACAAGGGACTACGCGACGAGTGCGTTTCGTATGTATGCGTCGCTCGGAAAGCCGACGTATGACGAGCTCAAAAAAAGAATATACGAGCGGGCATTACTCGACGAAAACATAGAACCGAGCAAAGCTGTAATAAAAGCAAATGCAGAGCTCGAAAATAAAACTCCTCTACTGCTTGACGTTTTAGCGGTTGAAAAAACCCTCGAAATGCTTAACCAGGGCAAAAAGGAGCATATAGTTAAAGCCATAGAACAGATATATTTTACATATCCAGAGGAGCCGTTAGGCAAAAACGCCGTAATATCAAAAGTGCGCCGTTTTTGTTATAACTACGGAGCGGCTGAAAGGACGGTTTTTTATTGGCTCAAAGAGGCGCGTTTATTATTCTCCGCTATTAGAGGATTGAGAATAGACGACGACGTTAAAAGTTTGCAGTAGTGAGGTAACAGAATATGTTATACTGTTATTGTGGAGCAAAGCAAAGAGAGAAGCGTTTACAGCGTTTCTCTCTTTTTGCTTTTGGGTGCAAATATATCGTATATCTACGGCAGAGGGTGGGAGCTTGATATATGCAAATATGGGCTAAAGAGTTTTATAACTCTAAAGCCTGGAAAGAAACCAGGCAATATATATTTAACCGTGATTTCGGTTTGTGTGTGAGGTGCGGTGCTCCTGGAGAGATAGTACACCATAAGAAACATTTAACCAGAGCTAATATAAATAATCCGAAAATAGCTCTCGGCTTGGATAACTTGGAGCTACTCTGTAGGACGTGCCACGCTATAGAACACGAGGGCGAGTCAGCCTGTAGTCCTGGGCTTATGTTCGACGAGAACGGAAACCTCATAGAAAGGAGCGCGCAAAATGAATAAGACATATTCACTCACGATATACACAGCGGAGAACGTGTTACAGTTCGACGTTGTTTCCTCTCTTGATAACTTTATAGATGTTATGGCGGAGGCATTGGAGAGCGGCTCTGTTGTTGTTGATATGACCGACGGACACAAGCTCGTATTAAGTTTAATAAACGCTGTCGGCGTTGAGATTTCCGAAGCGCGGGCAGAGTAACACTCCCCCCACTCTTAAAAACTCGATTCCCTAAAACGGAACCGCGTATAAGTCCCTTTTAGAACCGCTCGGGGGCGCATAGGAGGGGGGGTAAAACAAAAGAAGCGGAGAAAGGAGGCGGCAAAATTGGCGAAAGAAAAAGACAACAACGACACTCTTTCAATAGATGCTCAAATTAAGGCAGAGCAAGGGAAAATTAAAAAACTCTTTAAGAATATAGGCAAAGAAAAAAGGGCGATAATTGATAAGCAAATTTCCGAGCTCGCTTTTCTCCAGGTAACATTAAACCGCCTCAAAAACGAGGTAAATAATGGCGAAATTTTAGAGGATTTCGAGCAAGGTTCGCAAAAATTCAAGCGTGAAAATAGCGCTCTAAAGTCGTATAACGCGACAATTAAGAGCTATATAACCGTTACAAAAACACTCCTCGAATTATTACCTCCGACAGATAAGGAGATAGCGGGACAGGCGCTAATGTCGTTTGTCGCCGCGCCTAAAAAAGCTCGTTAATGAACTACGTTCTCGAATACTACGACAAAATCAAGAGCGGGGAAATTATAACGAGTCGGAGGGTTGAAAAAGTATATAAAAAACTCGCGACGGAGATTAGAAAGCCTAAAGCCTCCTCCCCCTACTATTTCGACGAGGAAGCGGGCGAGCGTCCGATATGGTTTATAGAGAGATTCTGTAAACAGAGCCAGGGCGTTATAGGTGCTCCGTTAGAATTAGAGTTATTCCAAAAGGCGTATATACAAGCGCTTTTCGGTTTTCTGGAGAAAGAAACAGGCTATAGACGTTTCCGAGAAACTATGTTTTTAGTCGGCAGAAAAAACGGCAAGTCTACTCTACTCTCTGGAATTGCCCTCTATATGCTTATAGCGGATTACGAGGGCGCCGCGGAAATATACTCCGTGGCTACAAAGAAAGACCAGGCTAAAAAGGTATTGACCGAGGCTGTAAATATGATTAAGCAGAGCCCAGAGCTCCGCGCGGTGATAAAAAAGCGTCGTAATGATGTTTATTTTCCCGCGACGTCCTCTATTTTTGAAGCGCTCGCCTCGGATTCTAATACTCTCGACGGCTTGAACTCTCACGCGGTAATTATAGACGAATTACACGCTATACGCGACAGAAATTTATACGAGGTTATGAGGCAATCTACCTCGTCCAGACGTCAGCCGCTTTTAGTTATGATTACGACAGCGGGAACCGTGAGAGAGTGTATTTTTGATGATATGTACGAGTTGGCTTGCGACATAGCGGACGGCGTTAAAACGGACGAAACGTTTTTACCTATCCTCTACGAGCTCGACAACCGCGAGGAATGGACTAACCCTCAAATGTGGGTAAAAGCTAATCCAGGACTCGGAACCATAAAGCAATATAAAACCCTCGCGGGTTTTGTAGATAGAGCGAAAAATAATCCGAAAGACCTCCCAGGCGTTCTCTGTAAAGATTTTAATATCCGAGAGAACGAGGCGGCGGCTTGGCTTACTTTCGCAGAGATAGAAAATAAAGCAACGTTTACAATGGACGACGTTTACGACACTTACGCCGTGGGCGGTTGCGATTTGTCAGCTACAACCGACTTAACGTGCGCGACGTTGTTAATTCGTAAACCAGAGGACAGCACAGTTTACGTTTTACAGCATTATTTTTTACCTCGAAAAAAAATAGATATGCTCGACGAAAAAAACACAAAAGAGGCGCCGTATAAGACGTGGGAAAAACGCGGACTCCTCACCGTTTGCGAGGGAAACAGAGTCGATTTCTCCGCCGTTACGGAGTGGTTTTGTCAAATGCGCGACGAGTACAAAATAGACGCCTGGAAAGTCGGTTACGATAGAGCGTTAGCGGGCTATTGGGTGGACGAAATGAAAAATAACTCTTTCGATATGGAACCCGTCGCCCAGGGCGCGTTTACCTGGAGTCAGCCTATGCGAGAAATGGGCGCGGCTCTGGCGGACAAGATAGTTAATTATAATAATAACCCTATTCTCGCCTGGTGCTTATCTAATGTCGGCGAGAAAAAGAGCGGAATAAACAATATTCAGCCTGTAAAAATCAAAGAAAAACGCCGCATAGACGGCGCCGTTTCCTTGCTTAATGCCTGGGTTATTTATGTAAAATACTTTGAGGATTATATGTATAATGTGGGGTGATTCACACTTGGAAAAACGAGGATTATTTGAGCGAATTTTCGGAGGCAAAAAAGAGCCCTCGGGACACTTTGAACAATTCCGATTATTAAACAGTTGGCAGACTACATTTACTCCGTTTTCGGGGAAAGCCTGGGACGTCGGAACTGTTCGCTCGGCTGTTGATTCTTTCGCCCGTAATGCGGCGAAGCTCACGGCGCGACACATACGCCGCGGCGACGGAACTATAACAAACGTCAACGGACATTTAGACCGATTGTTACAGTTTCAGCCTAACCCGTATATGACGGCTTATGCGTTTTTTTATAAGGTGGCGGCTGATTATAAGATTTCAAACAACGCCATTATATACAAGATGTACGACAACACGGGAAAAATTACGGGCTTTTACCCTGTAAATGCGTCAGCGGTGGAACTGTTGGAAAAAAATAATGTTCTGTATGCCCGTTTGAGATTCTCGACGGGAAAAAGCTATATTTGCGAATATACAGACTTAATACATATCCGCCGACACTTTCACGATAACGATATTTTCGGTTCCAGAAACGGCGCCCTTATGCCTGTTCTGGAAACAGCGGACAAATTCAACCAGAGTATGAGTAAATTTGCCGAGCTTGTCGCTATTATACGCGGTATTTTGAAAGTCCAGGACTCAACAAAGGACACAGACTTAAAGAAACGCCGCGACGATTTCGTTCGCGATAACCTTATGGAATCAAACAACGGTAGCGGAATTATTGTTACAGACCGTAAATATGACTATACGAACCTCGACAATAAATCGACACCGATTCCCCAGGGACAATTAACGTACATCAAAAATGAAATATACGACTATTTCGGAACGAACGAGAATATCGTTCAAAACAAATTTACAGAGGACGAGTGGAACTCATTTTATGAGGGCGAAAT